ACAGGCCAGAATACAAATTAGGTAGATCATTTTCTATAAATGTTTTTCTGTAAACAGTATCTGTGATCAGTTGGCCCTTAAAATTTTTTACTGTACTAGTAAAGAAAATAGTTTTATCTTCTAAATGCCGCCACAGTTTTGCTAGATCTGAAAATATCAACATATCAGCATCAAGCAAAATAGTTTTATCATATGGGCTGGCGTGATAGGCCTTCCATCTGTTCTCAACTTTCCATTCACTATTTTTTGCGTGATCACCAAAAGGTATTGGAACTATGCTGTCAAATACATAATGGTATTCTGTAGGCACACTGTCATTTGTCATTAATGACACTTTGTTAAAAGTCCTCTGACTACTACTAATACTTCTTGCTAGGAAATATGCCTGTCTTACATAGTCCACTGTTGAACTATTTTGTGCTGTAATTAAGAATCCTCGATCTGTCATGTAATCAACCTTGCAAGACTATACTTGTTCATGACATGAACATCAACGTCGCTGATACTAGTGCAAATATATTCACCGTGGTATTTCTCTTTCTCTACTAAGAATTTCATTGTGGAATCTTGTATGTCTAGTAATAAATCCTTATCCAAAACATAAAACTTATATCCCGGAATCACTCCTATACTTGGCAAATCCACCTGTCCATTTAGCATGTGCACGGCTAAAGAAAATGCATAATCATTCCTATACATACTTGCATCTATGCGATATAACAAACGATAATATTGCCAATTTTCTCTTATTATTTTCACTAAGGTAAACAACATTTTTGACTCTTCATTTTTGGTAAAATATAACACTGTGGCCCAATAAAAGGGTATAGATTGATTAATATAATCAAAAGAACTTGTATCCCGCCATTGAGCTAGATCATAACTTTTCCTGTATAACATAACATTGTGTGAACTGGAAAATAACTTTTCGAGAAAATTACTGGCTACAATATAATCACTGTCAATTACTATCGTTTTATCGTAAGGACTTAAATCATATGCTTCGACCCTAGATAAATTTTTCCATTGCAATTTTTTATAAAACATGGATCCATCATGGAATTTTTTGGACTGAGTGGTATTTGAGAAACATGTAATTATTTTATCAAACAGCGTCCCTGCTTCTGGTTGGCTAGAAAGTAACCATTCGGCACTATCAGTTACGATAGAAACTGGCAAATCCATATATGATTTCAACCTCTTTGCACAAAATACCGCCAGTTTACAGTAGTCAATATCTGGATTATTTTGAGCGAAAATTAAAAAACCTTTGGTCATAGATCAACAAGATTTTTTACATTACGCTTCTTTTTTAAGCTTTGATATTTTTTATTATAATCTTGCGATGCTCGATTGTAGGTATCAAAACAGGTCTGATAAAACTTTTCTAGATCATTGACTGTACATGGTATGCTGTTGATATCCAATATGACCGCACTAGGTTGATTCTGTTTAATGCAATATATTTGTGAAATGAACTGCAAATCCGCAATGAAACTACAGCCATTATGGTAAAAGATTAATTCTTGTTTATATTCTTCTAGCGTGTTTTTCCTTACTAGATTGAGACTGGCTAAAAAATTAGCCGTCTGTAGTGCTTTTTCTAACCGTTCGTCCATAAAAAATCCTAGATATTTACACAGTAATTATCTAGGATTGATGCGGGGAGTAAAATTTTCTACAATAAACCTGTGGCGGTAGCAGTAGGTGTTGGTACTGATACGTTTGATCCGGAAGGACGAATTATTCTAATCAAACTGTTTAGATTACCATCTACGTTTTCGTCAACATTAGGATCCCCAGCATCGTCGTCTCTAAATTGAATTGTTAGTATTAATTCAGTGCTAGCAGCATTCCGTCTGGCAAAAATTTCATAATCATTTTCTGCATAATTTCCACTGGGTCCTGGCTTTGTAAAAACTGTTTGGTCACTGGTAGTCAGATCAAACCATCCAATATTGTAGGTGGTGCCTGCGTTAGCAGCAGTGCCTGCTACAGTGCTTGTTTGTGTATAATTAAGACTCACAGTGCCGAATCCGCTTGGTGTGGTGCCGTCGCCTAACATCGTAGTCCAAGCAATGTTTTTGCTTGATCCGCCTGTGCCGCCTGTTCTCGATGCGCTTATTAATATCTGTCCGCCGGCATTAAAGAATGCTCTAGCATGATCCGCTGCGGGGACTGTTAGTGCTCCGGTGATATATCCAGGAAATGAAACAGTCACGGTATGATTTATGGTACCGTTCCAAGAAGTCGTTCTTGTTTGATTTATTAATGTTTCTGTCGAACTGTTGCCAGAAGCAGCAAGAGTTAGCCTATTTGTTTGTACAACTGTTGCAAAATTATAGTATTGGTTAGCCACTGTGGCAGTAATCTGATTTGACGAAGATGCCACGTCAAGATTGGCACTTTCATTATTGCCAGTTTGATGCTGTCGAGCTAATAATAAGTCAGTCCTGAGTCGAAGCCATTGTATTACTTGTGCTGTGGTACCTGGACTGATTTGTGTACTAATAATAGCCTGTCCATAACCTGAATCGGAAGTTCCTATACCCATTACACTGTCAACAATACTCTGTACAGTATTGTAGTCAGCAGCAAAAATTAATTCTCCAGCAACTTTCGGAAATACTCCAGATGGCATTTTTATTCCTTACAATATAATAACTTCAACCATTTTTACGTCAGTATTTTGATTATCTTCTAATGCCATAGCGAATGCATCAGGATGTTGATGGAAACTAGCAGCAATTGCAGTGCCATTTTCAGTTCCAATTAAGCGATCGCCTTTACGCACTGATCCTGTGACCTTACAAGGCACACGACCCTTTAGGGCTATATAAGTACCACCTTCTAATTCTGAATTCATCATGTATGCAGGTTTAGTAGAAACCACACCAATAGCGCGGTCACCAAATACTGTAGCACGTACTTCAGCTGACCCGCCCACTGTGACTACTGTGCCTGGTTCGTATTCCCTATCTGTTAAATATTTTTCTGCTAAGTCAGCATATCTAGCGGCAGTGGCAGTGCCTTGAAATAATGTTGCAGTCAAATTACCACTTGAATCTCTTGCGGCAATGGTGTTTGCTGTTGCCGCTACAGCAGCGGCTCGATAGGTTCCAGATACACTTAAACTATCTGCCTGTGTAGCAGTACCGTTAAAACTATTTGCAAAAACTGTAGCAAATTTCAAACTGCTCGAACCTAGATCACTGAAGCTATCTACACCAGGCAATATATCTTCTGCCACTAATTTTAATGGAGTGCGTGTGACACTAGCAGACGTAGTTTGAAATACTATTGTATTTCCTACTTGATTTTGAATAGTTGGTGTATCACCGCCAGATATAAAAACTCTTAAATCGTTGTCGTTACCTACTCTAAAACCAGCATCTGCAAAACTAACTAAGCCTGCAAAAGCGGCACTTGATGATAAAACAAAGTCACTGGACTGTAGTCCATTTAATTTTAGGGAATTACTAGCAGTGCCCCAATACACATGATCAGTAGATGTAACACCGCTGGACGAATAAATTAACGTAATACCCTTTTTAATAACACTAAACCCGGTAATTGAATTACTTACATTAAGTGTGAATTCATCTGCTGAAATAATGTAAATTACTTCCCCGTCAACAATTGCTTCAATAACAGCGTGGTTACTACCTAAGGTGTCTAATAAATTTCGTGACCTAAATTGTGTAGTCCCAGCACTGGCCACCCCTAACGGGCCAATGAGTACAAACGCAGAGCCGTCCCAAGAATATAGTTGTTTATTGCCGCTGTCCCACCAAAAATCACCCTGTGTAAGGCCAGAAGGTGCGCTGGTGCTAACCTCTGCGCCGCCAGTAGTTCTATATTTTGTTCCGTCATAAAACTTTAATTTGCTAGCTCCGCTGTCAAACCACAGTTGTCCGCTAATGGGTCTGGGAGGAGCATCCGCGCCCGAAAAATTTTCTAAAAGATGAAGTAAATTTTCATTTTGAATTTCACCATAGCCAGCATAATTTTTACCAATTAATTTTAGATCTAAACTGCTGTCGATCGTGCCGTCTTCCACGACGTATGATGCTGATCCGCGATATCTATCTACACTGTAAGGCATTACTTACCCCTTTATTTTGTATTTATACATAAACATATATTACAAACCTGCCGGTAATGCCAGGTTACTGTTAAATGTCCAGTTTGATCCGTTAAATTGATATAATTTAAACTGTCTTGTAACTGTAATTACTGCGCTTCCTGTTGGCACAGGATTTATTGCAAAATCTCCTAATACATTTTCTATTGTAGATCCGTCTGAACTTAATACTGCCGCAAAAGTCCTTGTAATCTGACTGGCCACATCAATAGCTGTAAACTGTGCTTGTGTGCTCTGGCACAAGACTCTACAATATGTGCCAGTATCATAGTTGGCTGCTAGGAACAGATAATCTAATACTAGGCCAACTTTTGTATCAATATTTCCAACGGTAAAATCAGAACAATCTACGGTTAAGGCAATAGTCCTGCCTCTTATCTGTGCATCTACATAGTTTTTATTAGTAGCATCGGTGCCGGATGTTGGTGTAGAAAGATTAATAATTTTGCTGCTATCAACATCAATATTACCTGTTCCGCTAGGGCTGAGCACTAGATCATTGTTACTAGATAGTGTTCTAATATTATTATCATCTATTTGTATGTCATCGACAGTAATTTGTGTCTGGGGACCAAAACTAGTAATACCAGGAGCACTGGTAATACTTGCTCCTAAACTGTTACTGCTAAGGACCAACAGACCATTGATTCGTATTTCTTTTCCTGCTGCCAAATTCACATTATCAGAGATATTAAACTGGCCTCCATGCACACCATTGTTCTTTTCCCACAACATCGAATGGTCAGTAGGAGACCCGGTAACTATGAATCCGCCGCCATCTGCATAATCCTCGCTTGCTGTACTATCACTAGATTTAGCCAGTGTTATGACTCTATCTTCGATAGTAAGATTTGTAGTTTCAATGGTAGTAGTTGCGCCTTTTACCGTTAAATCTCCGCTGATGAAAACACTGCCCGAAACATCTAAAGTTGCAACAGGATTAGATTTAAAAATTCCCACGCGCCGATCTGTAGCTCTAATCGTAAAAGCATCTTCTAGGCCAACGCCTGTTTTAGTTTTTATCTTAAAATCCTGACCTGTATTGTTACTGATAATTTCTAATAATGTTAGACTGGTTCTAATTTCATTGTTTTGATTAGCACCAATAATTAACGGCGTGCTGTTCTGAATTGTCACTGTGCCCACCGTACTGGTATTTTCTTCAGTAAGCATAAAACTGCTAACAGTTTTTAAACTGCCACTAGGCGCCACTAGACTGTCAGCGGAACTGGCTGTTATGTAAAATTTTTGTCCTGTTAGCGTTCCTGGGTTAAAGCCTCTGCGTATGGCACCGCTGTATCCAGTAATAGGATTAAGCGGAGTGTATGTGGTGTCTTTACTGAAAATACCTAATAGGCTAGCACCAACAAATAATTTTACTGCAACATGTTCTATCAAGACATTGTCGACTATGGTAACAACTTCAAATCCACTTTTACCTTGCGTACTTTTGTATATTGGTCCGGCTAATGTTAAATCAGTGCCGTCATAAAAATATAATTGATTGTTAGTACTATCTATCCAGAAATCGCCTTGCACAAATGATGTTGGTTGGGTGCCAGATACTATAGGGCCGCTTCCGACCGCAAAACTTGTACCATTATAAACTTTTAACCTACTGTTGGCAACATCGTACCAAATTTGTCCAGGTATAGGATTATTTGGTTGTGTAGAGCTGGCAAAATTTTCTAAAATTTTTACAAAGTTTTCATTAATGTATTCTCCATAACCACTGACATTCTTACCTATAAGAGTGATATCAGTTGAAGTTTGATCTATGGCAGCATCTGCTACCTGTGCTAGCAATGAACCATCTGTTTTGTTTATGTTATACGTCATTTTTATGCACCAGTGTAGATTATGTAATTTACAGTTAAGTAAGGATTGATAATGCTAAATGCTACACCTAAACTTCCAGATGTATCAATTCCTCCGCTGGTAGGTAGATATTGGCCTGTGCCTGCTGCGGTTGGCCCTTGGCCTGAAATAAAATTTGTGTCAGGTATAACTGTTGCAGAATTTCTAAATGCGAAAAACTGGGTGCCTGCATTAGCTCGCAAATCATGTTCGTGGTCTGGAATATTTGACAGTGTAAGCGATCTTTCGCTGGCTCCTGAACCTGAACCCAGTGTATCTGCTGCAACATCAGTAACTCTGTCTGCGTTGCCACCGCCGGCATCTATTAATGTGGTTGGATCTCCTATATCTGGCACTGTAGTGCCATTGTCCATATTATCTCTTCCTAGAGCAAAACGTCCCCGTAAGTCTGGTAACGCAAATGTAGCACTACCAATAAGCAAAGAAGTGGGTTTAAAACTGTAACCAACGACTGCGAATAATTCTGGGTAATCGCCGACCCGTACTTCACTACCATCACATAGCAAGTATCCTGCAGGTGGTGTAGATCCGCCGTAGGCTAAAATTGTGCCGATGGGCATCAAAGCCACATTTGAGAATACAGAATTTTTTGTGGTTTTTCTAAGCCCAATACCGGGTCTGTTAATTAAAAATTCGTCATTGTCTTGACTATCTAATACCGCGGTCTTCGTAGTAATAAAATCTAGGCTTATGGTTGTGTTGAAAACTGCTGTGCCAGATCCACTTTGCCCGTCAAAACTAACTGCATTACTACTAACTTCACCAGTTAAAGAAAATACCGTAGGGCTAGATAATTTACTAGCAGAACCAGTAACGTTGCCGGTCACACTTCCAGTTAAATTTCCTACAAATTCTTGTGCAAGAATTTGGTCACCATAGATCCTTCGCCATGCTTTTCCACCTACTACAGAAGGATCTGTGCCAAGATCATAGGTTCCGTCGGCATCTGGGATAATATTAAAAGTAGTGCTGGTGTTTCTTACATTTAAAGTGCCGCCTACATTTAAATTTTTTGTAATAGCTGCACCGCCGGCTGTTCGAATACTTCCTGTTACTAAACTGGCACTGTCTGTGGTTGCAGTGATAATGAGATTGCCATCAGTTTTAATGTTACCAGACACATCCAATGCTTCAGACGGTGCTGTATTATTAATACCCACTGCTCTTGTAGAATCAATTCTTAACACTGTTGAAGTGGTACCACCGCTCACGGTTTTGAAATCAAACGCACTACCATTTGTTTTATTATTAAAAGTTGGAATATTGTTGTCAATTGTAATGCTTAATTCGCCACTGGAACCTATGGCTAATCCGCTAGCATTCCTTACATTAAATTGGAAATTAGTCGTGCTTGCTGTATCACTTCTTAAAAAATTAGTGGCAGGTACTGCATTTCCACCAATTACTAGCGCATCTGCTTTTTCACTTACCCCCCAAAATTTATTTGTTTCACTATTACTGTTAAAGTTCTTTGAAGAAAGATTTGTACCCTGCTTTATCTGTGTAAATCCTGCTATAGTAGACTTCGGAATAAATGCATCTTTGCTTATAATTGCAACTTTTTCGTCGCTGACAAAAAGATTTAGAACATTATGACTTATATTCGTAGTGTCTACTACTGTTTCAACTTCTGCGCCTGTTCTCAAACCACTGCTGAACTGTGGACCTACTAGGACCCAATTACTTCCAGTAAACAAATATAATTGTTGATTGTCTGTGTCTGCCCAAAGATCCCCTAGATTGCTATTTGCTACAGCAGGCGCTGAATTTGATTTCTTAATACTGCCGGCGGGAGCCCATGTAGTACCATCATAGACTTTAAGTTGATTTACACCAGCAGAATTATCATACCACAATTGTCCTTCAACCGGATTATTTGGAGCAGAATTTTTGGCAAAATTTTCTAAAAGATGTAAGAAATTTTCCGCAATAATCTGCGCATAACCTACATAATTTTTACCTATAAAAGAAACTGATAATTGTTGATTAAGTGTGCCGTCCTCCACAGCAATGTCAGGTTTTGACACATTTCCAGCTTCGGTATATTGTATTGAATAACTCATTATACTACCTCATTAAAGCCAGTAAGACTCTGGATTCGAACTGTGTAATCAATTTGAATTAATCTATTCAAACTTTTTTGCACCGGGTGGAAAATTACATGAGTCAGTAACTTGCTCTGTCCTGAACTACTGTAAGATTTCAAACCTAATTCATCAAAAACAAATGTTCCGTTGGTATCGTTGGCAGTATCTAAGGCATCCTGGCCATTAGGTTCACCGTAATCTAACAAACAAGTGACAAAGACATCAGTATAATTTGTACCTGTGACATGTCTTGTTTCTATTTTATTTCTCGTTGGATCCACATTAACCACAGCGCGATCATCCACAACTTTACTGTAGGTTTGATTATACAGCGCAGCATTAGTGCCCACGCTGTTTGGAGTAAGGTATGTAATTATCCCCGTAGGATCCACGGATGTACCCCCATTACCGAATGCCATAGTGTAGATAAATCCTTGTCCTGAATTAGATAGACTTTCGGCCATAGCAATGCTCATATTTTCATAATGAATTGCATTCCGTTTATTAATGGCTATTTCACCGGATTCAGGATACCAAATTTTGATATGTCCTTCTATGCTGTAGCCGTAAAAATCTCTGTTAAACATGTTGTACTCTCATATTAGTATATTTATAGTGGCCAAATACCGGGCACTGCCTTTATAAAATTAGTGATATTGTTATCACTATCAACTAAGCTAGTATTAGGATCATTCCACACTTTACCTATCTTTTTCACTACAACTATTTTAGTATCGTCCGGTGGCGGACTTGTCAATCTAACTGCATTTGCATGGCTAGTCACGCTAAATTCAGCTTCGTACTGAGCATCACCTTCGGGGCTTTCTGGATGCAGGACATTATTATGTAAAAGATACGGTTTTTTCTTTAATCTCCTACCTGCAACAAATACTTCTATTTCGTCGCATTGTCCAAAATTATCGGGTATCGTATTCCTAAACCATTCGGTGTATGTGGTACTACCATCATCCACCGTACCCACAGTCACTAATGGATCATAGTTTAAATAAAATACATTACTGCTATCAACCGCTACAAAGGTTTCGGTAATGTACTCATCCTTATAAGGTATAGTTTCACTGATACCAATATTTAATACTTTAGTGCCCGAAGCATGTATTGTAGGAACTCCTGTGCCCAGCGTTCCTCTACGTAAACGATTGATAGTATTATCTGATTTACCAAAATATTCTATACGCTCGCCGTTGACATAAATTACGCCTGGAAGATTACCCTCCGGATTTGGTTCGTCTAAGATGCTAGCATTATCAACTGTAATGCTGACATCGAATTGTCCAACATCATTTAATATAAAAGTTTGTTTATTTTTATTCAATCTTTTATATATTGTTCTATTCAGCATGTCTTTAAATTGCATGAACCCATATTGTTCTGCAGTGGTGTTAGGACTAAAACCTATGATACTGATTGTGTCAGTGTCATTTACATTTTTAACTTCTAAAGTCTGTCTATCATCAAGCAATCTCCAATCTATGCTATGACTCAACAGAGTTCCATTCTTGATAACCCATACATAATCATCAGACAACGTGACTCTATCAAGCATGAACAGTCCGCGTTGTTTACGCCTAAAAGTGAAATAATCCACAGTGCCTGCAGTTAATGATATTGCAGGAGTTATGACTTCTTCCTTACGTTGAATATCTAGGATATCGTGATTAAAGAAACTGGTAATTTCAATCTCTGTACCATCAGGGTATAAAGTAGAATCTGTATTCAGTAATTCAAATTCAAGTCCGTTGATGGCATATTCTGCATTGACATCGACTACTGCAACTAATTTCCCGCCTTCTAAGTAACTCGATGCACTTAATTCAATTTTGACCAATGAAAAATCGAATATGAAATCACTGCCGACGCTTAATCTTACGCCATTGAGATAGACTTTTAAATTCGCAGGGGTAAAACTATACGGCGCATATTTGTGTTGCGGCAGTTCATATTCTAAATTGTTTCCGGAAAGAACAAAATATTCTGCACTTGGAGCACGTAATACGCGCTGCCCCACTCTTACAATTACGTTACTCTCAAAAAATTCATTATATCCGATTTGATTTGACAGATAATATGTTAAGCTTGAACCATCTGCTACTATTATTTCTTTTTTAACAACACTAGTTTTAGTGAATTCAGTAGAATCATCGGCAAGAAATTGCTTTTGTACTAGATAATTTACAATACTTCCTGCGGGAGGTGGCAGGGCAAATCTTACTCCTACTCTGAATGCACTCTCATATGTTATGTCAGTTTGGAATAAGTCATAATTAAATACTTGACCATTTACTAATACCACGCTGGTACAATTATCTGTCCATTTTGCATTAGTTATAAACTCAATGGTGCTGCCATCGCCGACAAAATAGTTCAAATCCAGTATTCCTTCGCCATTGAATGACCAACTCGCCACAGAAACTTCTTCATTAGCTGGTGGTGTAATGGCCAGCGTTACAAGATTATTTTGCCAATCAATTGAATAGTCTGTATCTAACTCCTTGATTATGCCCGCTACTAGAACAATAATAGCCGATCTAGAATTCGGATACTGGCCTATTGCAAATTGATTTTGACTGCCCGTGGCCTTGTAGTTTTTCCATGCTATTTTAGCACTACCATCTCTCGGCAGTGCAAATACCTTTATCGCCACAGTGTCTAAAATCTGTCCAGGAACTAATTCTTCTGGCCCATGACTGGTGTTGGTAGATACAAAGTCATCACCATCAACTATAATATCTTCAGGTGCCACACCTGTAGCAGAGGAATAGGCTAAATTTCCTCCCTGTAATATCGTGTCATATTCATTGTCATTTGGCAAGAAACTACCGTCGCTGGTACTTCTACGGAATATTATCTTATCTCCATCATTGATATCAAGATAGATAGGATCTGAAGGATTTGGAAGATAGAAAGTGTTTGTACTTCCATCTGCAACTATGGTTTGCATAACTGCGTTATCTGGAGCAATGGTCCTACCATTAGGTTGAACGGTAGATCCGTCGTATACATCATAGTATGGATCATCAATTCTTCTTCCATTTACATACACATTGATAACTGTGCCTGCCACTGGCGTGTAAGGAAGAGTATGCACATAGTGTGCGGAACTATCGTTGCCTACAACTTTAATATAATCGTCAAACGCAGCGTCAAAACCATCCCATTGATCACTAAACCAAGGTAAGGCATCCCAACCTGCACCGCTGCCGAATCCAAGACCAGTGACACTTACACCTCCATAATCAATTCCATTAAACAATTGATTAATGTTTTTACCTAATTGTCCTGTGGTAGGATTATAAAAGTGCTGCACTCTATCTAAAGCATTCAGCATTGAAATATCTTTATTATATGTGATTGCAACTGTTTGTCCGACGCCAGGGGCTTCTTCTAATGTAAGGACACTGTAATAGTATGTGTATCCTTTTGATACATCACGTTTAGTCACTAAACTATAAGTTTCACGTAGAACTTCTTGACCGTCTACGGTGACTGAACTCCTTCCAACCTTAACATCGGCGGGCCATTTCAAAGAAAATTGCTTGAGGCTACCGGAACCTGTAAATGTTTGTGTTTCTTCCAGTTCAGTAATAAAATAATTATTAGTCGTCCGGTCAAATTTGACTGCTATGTGCATAGACCTTACAGATTCAGATTCTAGTATTGCTATTGCTTTCGCAGCAGTGCCATTTTCGTACAATCCGCCATCTAGAACAATAGTCGGAGCGGATAAAAAACCTGTTCCTGGATTAAGTAATTGGATTCTGTTAACTTGTCCGTTAGCAATATATGCTTTAGCAATAGCACCAGTACCATTGCCTGAAATTCTTACCACTGGCGGTGTTACATATCCACTGCCGCCACTACAAATTTCAATTGACTTAATTTTAAACCCTACATTATCGAACCAGTTTTTCCAAGGATATTCTGTTACATCCGAATCTGACGTTTGAATTTGGTTGTCATAAAATATTGCTTGCAATGGCACTATTTGTCCGTTCTCCGTTATTTTTTGCGGTAAATCAAAATCTGTTACAACCGTAGGAGCATCATCTATTTTTGTGTAGGCACTGACGTATTCTCTTATTTTAGTTCTATAAGGTTTTACTTCATTGATATAATTTTCAAATGAAGATAAATTATCATTATTATAATTTACTTTTTGCCTTAAATCTCCAGCATTGTGCGTGGCCTTGATGAAACTAGTTTTCATAAGCCAATCTAAATATGACTGTTCACTCAACGCATATCTAAATCCTACAAACACAGTGTCTATCCAATAGTTTTTAAGATTATCAACAAATATATTGTCGCGTAAAGTTTCTAAAATTATCCTTAGTTCTAGTGTTGCTGCATTATCATAAGTATCATTGTCAAACAATCCACCATCAAATGTCAGTAGACTATTTTGTAGTTTCCATAAGTTGTCTGAAAACTTTATAGTTCCGTTTTTCCTGCCTACAACTTTATAACTTTGCGTATAGTCTTGACTGTTGACATTGCTATATTTTTCTAAAAGTAACCAGCCGCCGCTGCCAACTTGCTTAACCTCAACTATATCTCCTATAGACGATGTTATCAAAGGTATCTGATATGTAAAATCTACAGAAAAATCTATTTTTGTAAATTGATTATAGCCACTGCTATACCAATCTATGTAAGACCAAAAAGTACTTACGTCATAGCTCTGAGACTTTATTCTCGACCATAACTTTTTAATAGTGTCATATGCGTATATACTCCAACGGTTTAATGCGTCAGAATCATTGGTTACTAACACACTGTACGATCTTACAGAAAGAGCTGTGGAACTAGTATAACCTTTGCCACTATGAATTACTTCTACTCCCGTAATCCTGCCCTGATTGTCTATAATGGCCTTTAGTGAAGCTCCTAGGCCTGAACCTTTCACATTAATGAACGGAGCATTGGTATATCCTATTCCAGGATCATTTACCATTGCTCCAATTATAGCTCCATTAACAATAACCGGAGACAGTGAAGCAGTGCGGAGTGCACTGGTAGATATAAATCGCAACTCTCCAACAGAATCAATTTGTTTGTCAAATTTACCCGAAGATGCTGACGGAATATCTTCTTTCTCATTTAATCTTGATATATCAAAATCATCTACTATCAATATGGCTTTCAACACACTGTTAGCATACTCTAGCACTTGTTTCAATGCTTCATACCTATAAACAAACATAGACTGCCTGGGCCTAAATTCTATTCCATATTTTTTCTTAACAGGCAGATTAATGTCAGGTACAAGCCTATCGTTTTTATCTTTTCCTACTAGACTGTCAATAAATTTATCTTGAATCAGCTTGGGTATCAGACAGTCTGCATCTTGTCTAATTATTTTCCATTGACTATGAGTATTAATCCTATCTTTGTCAGTGATCCAATATTGCACATTTAATTTTACATCACTGTCATTTAATAGATCTTCACAGTTAAAGAAACTAACACTATCTGTAGAAGTAAATGCAACAAATTTATATCCTTGTGCTTTAGGATCTGCTATCAAGGATGCAACGCTGGCCGCGCTTAATGTTCTTCCTTCGACACTAGGTATTGTTGATTTGTTTTTTACCCAAAAATAATATTGTTTTTTGAAGGTTTTTGTCTGTGTATCGTAACGTCTTTTTTCACTGACTATGCTGTTTCCATATCTAGCTCTACCGCTTATTCCCTGTGCCAACCCTTCTTCAGTGTCTGCAAGATTATTCCATTGCGAAGGAGTAAACTTTGATTTCACCCATTCATACACGTCAACACTTGCGTTTTCATATAATCTATTCCATACACTGTTTCTGTAGGTAATGGCAGAATCATTGGGTTCTATAAATTTAGCTGTTGTCAAATCCCACCACAGATATCCTACAAATTTATCTGTCCAATTCGCTCCATCATCTACATTTACTGTGGCATCTCCTATAGAATACACAGCAGGATCATAATACGTTTTAAATTTTATTTCTTGATCCGCTGCACCAGCTATTTTTCCAGCGATAGGATCTAAACAATCCAAGTAGCTAATTAATTCATTAGAGTTAGAATTGTACAAATATATTTTTTTAATTTTATTCGTGTCTACATAATCAATTTGTTCTGATTTTTTAGTCCAACTAAATTTATTTGCAGATTTGGAATAAATTAGTATACTTCCTGACTGGTTTGTGCCCTGATATGCCGCAGTTGGCGCAGAAACGTAAACTTTGTTTGGCACAGTTTGTATGTCGTCACCATAATTATCGTTAAGAATAGTAACATAAGTTTGTAAATTTTCGGCGAAAATATAGTTATTAACATAACGATCATACACATCTATTCTACCGCTATCTAAGAAAATATCATTAAATTCCAAAGTAGCTTTGTCAAAGGTAGTGGTTAAATTGTCGAAACTAGATTTGATAAAACTATCTCCGTTGCGAGAAAAAATGACTATAGATTGATCGTCGTTAAGGAATCTTACCCTATGCCCAAACTTTTCAAATTCTTCTGCTTGATTTCTAACAATAATTTGATGCAAGCTAAATGAATTGCTATCTTGCTGGCAGACGAACACTGCACCTTGATTTTCTAGTGCCGCAGTGTAACTTGCACCACTGATTGCAAGGAATCTGCCATTATCACTTAAGGATAAGCTTTCTCCTAATCTTAGGTCTTGACTTAGATCAAAATTTCTGCCGCTGATTATATCTTGCAATACGAAATTAGTTTCTTGATAACTGTAGACAAAAACTTTTCCTCTGTTTATCTGTGCGTTCAATGGCGACCATCTTGCAGGATTCCATTCTTCAATGGTGAACATTGGAACTGTGGAATCTAATCTGCCCGCACTGTCCTCTAATTCATACTCGGAGTCGCTATATGGACCTTCAAAGACGTAGTAAATGCCTTGATAATTTACAACATCACCTTTGATGTAAGCCATGTCATTTCTAAATACGCCTTTGTATCTATCAATGTTAATATCATCACCGTAGGGTGCAGATATTACCAATTTAGATCCGTCTTTACTGATATCAAAGTCATAGCCAAACTTACTACCTTGTAACACAGATTCAGCGGTCTCAGACTGCAGGATAAAAGAACTATCATCATCAGTGACAATCTCATCTTCAAAAGCCACTATATCTTTCGGAACAAAACACTGCACATCGAAATTTGTAATTTCTTGCCACAGACTAGTATTATTTTCGAATGGATCTAATGGTACGTCAGCGTTTGCTTTGTATAATTTCTGATCATAAAATACTATGTCGCCCTCAATGTAGGTTTTATTTGCATTGTGTTTACCTTGGAATGCTCTGTTATAATCCATATGCCATTCAAACCCACTGGCATCTGACACCGCACCGTACCTAAAAAAGTAAATCCTTCCTTGATCATTGTTAAATCCAGAACTGCTTATTAGAGCTAGATATTCTCCGTTTTGTTCAACGATTTTAATTTTAGAACCAAATTTTTCATTATCTGAAGGATAAGGACTGACTATTACGTGTTGCATGAAATAATTACCGGCACCATCTTTCCTATACACGTAAACGAGTCCTTGATTAGAAAAAATGCTGGAAGTGCCTAATAAATTTACTTCTAGTAATCTAACCTGTTCCCAGTCTTCGCTGAATTCAGAAATAGTTGTGCTGTCAGCACCAACAGTATGTACTGCTTTCCAATGAACATATCCTACTGTGACTATGTCACCTTCATAGTACGTTTCACCAACTATTAGACGCCCTCTATATTTTGTTCTCACATTGCTAGCTAATGGTTCTCCGATAAACAACCATTCACTGTCTGGACTGATGCACAATGTATTGCCGAATGAACCTGTGTTACTAGCTATTCCCACGTTTGCAGTAAGTTGCTGTTTTGGCAACCATACGGCATTGGCATCTAATTCAAAGATGTTTACCGTGCGGATTGATGAAGGCGTTAAAGAATCATCTAGCAGTTGTGCAACTGCTGCCTTATCGCCTCTTGCATTTATGGAAAATGCGACGCCGAACTGCTTATTAACCGTTGGAAACGTCTGTTCAAACTCTCGAAAATTAAACACTGCTTTGTTTTGCCACACTGTCCATTTGTTGTTATCTTGATTGTCGCTCCAGACCAATTCTCCAGACTTTAAACTGGACGGCAAAAAATCATTTGCATTGTCGAATTCATTAATACGCTGTGATTCGAAATAAAATACCTGCGGTACTCCGTTTAATGTCACTTCTGCTTTGTTCGCAGTGTTAGCCACAAATACTTTCGACCCCTCTAATTTAGTGATTTTGTAATATCTGCTTAGATCGCCGCTATTAGTAAGAAATATTACTTGTCCAACAGACAAATTAGGTTGGGTTTTAAAATGAATTTGTACTTCTGTCGCTGTTGCAAATACCAATTCGATCTCTAATGGTACAGGACTATATCTGTAAATATTCCATGATAGTGCTTCAAATGCACACCACACATAATCCCCTTCGACCAACTGTGTAAATGTAGAAAGTGTGGTTAATTCATCTAAATTATTCACATTCAATGCGACATCATCGTATCTTACGTAACCTGAACTTCTTAAAAGCCGCTTATAATCATAATTTTTTGGCCAGATATCATATTGGAAATTAATTGGTTTTACATGTACGGCATCAGCATTTTGTCGAATTACGAAATCTGAAAAATTTTGTTGTGTTCCAGACCTTAACAACAAAGGTTGTGGATTTATTTTAAATAGACTTTCATCTAAAGTCAGCTCAATTTCATCAAAAGCTGATATTCCCCCATAAGTACCAACTCTTACTGCCCATTCTTCGTCAAGACTTAAACTTTCTTGTTCAGCCGCACTGAGCACATCAAATAATTTACTTAAAACATTTTGCGTGCCTTTTTCTAAAATCATTCCTTGATAGAATTTATATTGACTAACATCATCTTTGATTATGCTTTCTAAATATTCTCTCTTTTGATAGCCAATTAAATGTTGCGCAATTTTCTGTTGATTCACATCAAAATTATCTGTATTCAAATCATAGAAATCATTAAATTGTTCTGCCTTGTAATCCCAATTAGGTAGTAGATCTTTTTCCGGTGGCTTATCTAACTTTGTCCAAAAATTATCATTAAACTCTGATTGCCCTGCAATAAATTTATTAGCGGAATAAAAAAACTGTTTGTAACGAACCGTATCGCCTAAATTATAATCGGTATTAGACTCCCACTCAGCTATTTTTGCCTCGTCGAATAATAAACCTGGTATATTAACTGTACCGTTCCATCCGTCACTGATATAGCCTAAAACTTTAATTTTTTCTTGTCTATAGCCTGGTTGAGGATCGTAAATGACATCGTTGAAAAAAGTTGTATTATCTAATATTAGTACGTGTTCTTTTTGTACAAGATAAAATGTCGCCGCATAAATGCCATCATTTAAATTTGCAGGCGATATCACATATGCACCATCTTCTCTGTTTACATTTAAAAACTCACTGGCCAATGGGGTTCCATCACTACCAAGAATTAAATAGGGATAAAAAGGATCAGTAATACTATTAACCATTGATAGATTAGTGCGTAACACTAATCTTTTTGCGGCAGGTGATAGACAAATTACGCTGCCTACAGTCCAATTTTGCGTTAGCCAAAATGCAAATTCTTTAGCGCTGGTAGTCCAATTTGATATTTGGTTTGTTTCATTGTCATACTCATCAAATTCGAAACCTAGTGTAGTTAAATATTTTTCATAGCCTATCAGGAAATCTACTAGCTCTTGGTAATCGTATAATCTAGTTCCGTATGGTAATCTAGTCAATGTAGACGCAAATTTAGTTTTAATTTTTATTTCTTTTCCACCAACTACAGGTAATGAAGGAATAGACACAAATTTTGAACTGTCGAAATTTTCAGAGCTGGTGTGATTTACTATGCAGCGATAATATCTATTATCGTTTTCAATTATCATACCTACCCTGTATATTTGTCCGCTGGCGTATACCATAAATTTTTCCGATATTCCGCCGATGTTGATATTTCTTCCTGTGCCTGTTGGTCTGTAAAAATCAAAATAAGGATCTAAGTATGAATATCCTCTAATTTCATAACCGTCACTGAATTTTTGTATAATAACACCGCTATAGTTTATTTGCGCGATAGGTGAATTAGTGTTTAAAAATATATCGAAGTTTTCTTCGGGCACGAATACATTTGATCTAGCAGCCGGACTTTTACTATCTAATAACAGTTTAAATTTGCTTTTGTTAGTAAATCCACCTAACTTACTGGTTAGATTACAGCCGATGTTCATTAATGAAGCACTATATGCTTGATATGGTTTATCATTTGGACCAGTAAGTGAGTCAACGATGTAGTTAACAATGCCGCTGGTAAAATTTCTGGTTTCACTAAATGACGTCGACGGCAAAATGACATCTTGGAGATTAAATCTTAGATTTGTAGCTGCATACACGAATTGATTATTTTGTGTTCTGTTAATCCTTGATTTATCAAAATATAAACCTAAAACTTTGTTAGGATACATTAATAACAATATTTCTAAAATTGAAAAAGCATAATAACTAGACCTTGCCCATGCAGTTTCAACTGGTGCACCATCACCAAATATATAATCATCTGATGCATTGTGTTTTACAAAACCAAATACAGAATTACTGCTAATTGGATCTAATAAGGCGCCGTATTCGTCTACAGGTATCCTGGTCAATAATTCGGGTCGTGTAAATTTATCTATTCTTATGACAGGCTTATTAGGTTCTCTAATAATCCCTTCTTGAATATCTTCCCATAATATTAAATTATTATTTGTATATGGCCGAGGACCATAAACTTCCTGCCACCAAGAGGGCTCGATAGTAAAACCTAAACATTCCCAGGGATGCGTATGAGGTCTGTCAGTGTCAAAGAGGTACTTGTAAATGCCCCTCCAAAACCCTCTAGTAGATTCTCCGTTGCTAAAAATGTTGTCTTTAAAATTGTAAGTGAATGGATTAAGCTGATCAAAAAAATCGTTTGCCTTTAAATCAACGTCTAACAGCGTAGTCCATTGATAAAATCTACTACTTAGAATGTCTAAAAATTCTTCCCTGGAATAATCTGTGGTTCTTGCATATCCAGGAATTATACTAAAGATATCAATAATAGCTGGATCGTAATTACACTTTATATTATTAAAAATTCTTTTTTCTAACTCTAACAATAATTGATCGCGATAATCACCATAACCTATTGTTATACTACCATCATGGCCTTGAACCACAGTAGCGTCAACTAGATAAGTGTCATCTATGTATATTTCAGGAACAAATTTAGGATATAATCCTAATTTAGTAGGTGTAGCAGGTACGAAACTACCATCGGTGTTTTCATACTCCGCTATAATAATTTTATCGTTTTCATTAATACTAGCAATTATAAAAACAAAACCTTCATTGGTAAATGTATAATCTTTTCCACTGATTAGCTGGATACCATTAAGATACACCAGCACAGCTTTATTAGATAATGTACTTAATGAATGATTAAATGATAATGGATAAGTTTTAATATCAGCATCTAAAACATCAAACTCATATTTTTTACCGGCCCTATATGGTATCATATCACTTAGAAAATACTTTTCCGTGTTGCTTTTAGATTTGTTAATTTCATACAAAATAGCATCAACAAATTCATCCACTGGAGCATCTATTCCTAATTTTTCTGCTGTAAGTAAAAAGTTTCTTTTAAATTTACCGTAATCATTTTTTGCAGTTTCTATGGATTTAAGTGCGTTAGCATTCTTATCTCCGAGATGCAATAATGTATTAGCTGCTGGTCCGCTATGTTGTACAAAACGGGTGCCGTATTGGGCAACTAGGCCTAGATCTCTTAAGTTGCCGTCTCCGGGAAACTGGCCCTGGAAATTTTCATAATTGCTTACAATAGTGCCAACATGATCTATAACTTGCCCCAATGTAAAATCAATCACTGGTTGATTCAAAGGATTATTTTGTAATACTATAGGTATTTCATAGTAGCCATTATTATTTTTAGCCTGTTTAGCTAGACTTTTAATTGTTACGATATCAATATCTTTAACATCCTCAGTTAATATTATTTTTTTATATCTGATATCATCCACAACTGTGTATTGAGATGGATTAACTAATTCTCCGTTGACATATAAATTGATCTTAAGATCAATTAAATCACTGATATTGTCATAGACATCTAGCAAAAAGTTATTTACAATCTGATTTCGTGTGCCATCTCTAGCTACAGAAAATTCTTCTTTGTATATTCTTACCACCCGTTGATAATCCTCGCGATGACCCGCAGTCCAGCCTGTTACATAGCTAGCCCCATTATCATACAATTTTAAATAAAATTTCTTTAAATTCTCTGTCGTTATCTGCTGATCAACCTTATAGGAAAATGTATCTTTATAAAAATTATAGTCAAATAATATATCACCAATATTGTTTATATTCCTATAACTTAAAGAAAATCCTAATTCCCTATCGGTAATGCCCGTATTTCTTTTGTAGGAAAAAACTTTAGTACCCCTAAAGGTGGATCCCTCATAAGCAGCTACATTAGAAATCGAAACTCCATCGTTATCAAAGACATCAAATAACACATCTTGATTTGTTGTTGTTTTCTCTTGTCCTAGTCTCCACACATCGCCGTCAAACCAGTACATTTTACCTTGATTGGTGCCTAATTTTACCAGCACAGTTTCATCTACAATTGGCTGAGAGTCACTAGTATCTATTAACGTAATTTGTTTTCTACGTCCTAATCCTGATTGCACATCAATAAATTTAACTTGAAATATTCTGCCGTTTACTCTAATATCTGTGTCGGC